AGCGTTCCAAGTACCGGCAGTAAGAGTGCCAACGCCAGTAATTCCAGTATAAGAACCAGAAATCCGAGCTGAAGGTAAGGTGCCTGAAGAAATGTTGGACGCATTTGTGGTGTCAGTAGTTGCAGAAGCCGCCAGAGCCGTCCATACAGGAGCAGCGGATACGGAGCCAGTACCCGTTTGTGTCAGGTATTTAGCTGTCGTGGTTGTGTTACCGGGGAGCTGGGCCAGTGTAGTAGCACCGGACGCGTAAACAACCTCACCAAGCGTGTAGCTAGAGATGCCGGTACCGCCAAGCGTTGCAGGGACAGTGGTTAGGGATATTGTGGTCCCCGTAATATCTATGGGGGTTACTCCGGAGTACACCGCCGCCGCACTGACCTGAACAAACGTAATATCTGTTGTGCCAAACGTGATTGTGCCTACGGTGTTGCAGACGTAGGTCTCTCCTGACGCTGTGTTACCCTGTTGAACAAATACCGCTGAGCCCTCACCCAAGTTGTTTGGGCTAGTTAGACCGTACGTATCTGCGTCTTCGGACCGAGTAAGCACCCAATTGGTTGACGCGGAGCCCTTATCGGTAACATCATAAATGCCGTTCTGGGTAGCATCGGTTTGCTCGTAGAAAAGAACCCGATCGCCGTTATTTACAGCTACGCCGTCCGCCGTGAGTGCCACTTGCGTACTGTTGTTGGTGAGCGTTGCGCCCACGCCTGCGGCCCCATTGTCGTACGTACCGGGCAGATTACCAACATGCTCCAAACGAACAGGGTCGTGGTAATGGATTCCTGACGCGACCAGATTATCTACATAGAGTTTAGTAGCGACATCCAGATCAGCCGTGGGGGCAGCACCGACCGTGATCTTACCTTCAACCGTGACGTTACCGTCGTTGTCCTCGTAGACCGCCGCCTCAGATGGGTACGTGATGAAGACTTCTTTAAGACCGGCGCTAAAACTAACAGTGGAGCCCGTGCTAGACGAATACAACGTGTCGCGGCTTAACACCCCAGCGCTATACGTGCCAAAGCCTACCTCCCACTCGGTCTCTACGCCGGGGGCAGTATTGTGGATGCAGTAGAAAACAGTCGAGCCATCTGATAAAGCGGACGCGAACGATTGAAAACCTACATACGCCCCGGCAAGCGTGATGGACCCAGTACCGGTCGTGGCACTGGATTCCCGAACCCGGTCTTTGACTACTAGGGCCATCTTGCCCTCCTTTTAAGCGATACGGATAATGGCGTTTGAAGCGTCAGCGGTGGGGAAGTTGATCGTGAAATCGCCCGCTGTAGAAGTCTTGTCCGATCCAAAATCTAAAACGGCAACTGCTTTATTCGCATTGGTGCTGTTGTAGATTAACGCGCCGCGAGCAGTGATGCTGGCCGTAGACCAAGTTGTATTTGCAAAACTGATATACGCCGTAGTACCCGAACTCGTTGGGGTCGTAGTGACTGTTAACGCGTTGCCGCCAGCCGTGTAGCCCGTACCAGAAGTTTCGTTAGTTACTGAGTACGCAGTTGTGGACGCATCCAATGTAGCAGCCGAAGTAAACAACGCGATGTAGAAAGTGTCTGCGCCAAAGTCATGCTCAGCGTCGAGTAAATCGACTTTAAAACTTGTGCACATTGCTTGAGTGATAGCCATTTTAAGCTCCTGTCAAAAATTTAATTTACGGGGACCCGTACTTGTCCTGAGCGATAAGAGTCTCGACGTTCGAGCCCATCCCCAAGCCGTTTAGCAAGTTGTAATGCCTCATTGTACTTGGTGTTGTACAGCGCTAGCAAGTCCGCCTCGCCCTTCATGAACGTATAAGCCTCTACGAGCGCGCCATAGAGAAGTACAGTATCAAAGTTGTCGCCCAGCCACGAATTACCTGCGTCCACAATCGACTGAGGGTAGTAGAAATAGTGCATCTCTACCGTGAAGTTGTCGCTGGGGGTGGGGCCGAGAATAAACGTCAGCTCAGTTAGGTCTCCTGATTGAGGACCAAAAATCGCGTAATATTTAGGAATACCGGTATCAGCAGGGTTTGGATACGCTTGCCGAATGAAGTTGGTATCCTTGTTCAGCAAGTACTCGTAGTTGCCCAAAGAGTCGACCACCGCCATCGAGTGGTTGGCAAGGAAGTCCGAGGGGCAGTTCAAGTATTTGTTACCCACAGTAACCGTACCCGTAACGTTCTTGCGCAGCGAAGGGAACTGGATAAAGTTATAAATACGCTGTTCCGCTTGCTGGATAAACGTAGGGATGCTGCTTACGAAATCAGTTTCGTAATTCTCCGTATAGTCCTGAATAGCTGCCACCAGCTCTGAGTAGTTCATTACATCACTCCACCACTAGCCCAAGGGACAGACGTGGCCCAAATCTTAACGCTCTGCTTAGGGGCCCACTCTTCACCGCAGTTTGTGCATACGCCCGTAGCCTCTTCCTGAGCGCTAACCGGGTCCTTACAGCTAGAACACACGACTTCAATCTCGTGCTTAGGCTCGACAACCTCGAAGTTAACCTCTCGGGCTTCGACAACCGTCTTCATGCCATTGGGCCTCGTGCCATCGTACCCTTAGTGGCTGCGCCGGTACCACGGATTTTGACTCCCGTAGTTTTAACGCCCTTCTCTGGGTACCCAGCCGTATTTGGAACTGGAACAGGCTTAGGCTGTCTGTACGTTGTTTGTGTTTGTTTCTTCATAATAACTCCTTACGTTATTGTTACCGTAACTGTACCAGTATTACCCGTAGCGACCAAGTCATTCGGGGTCAACCCATCATCAAACCCACGTGCGCCGCCGACTGGATTCCAGCCCCACTGCGTACCACGTGAGCTGTAGTCGCCGCCTGAAAACGCTAGTGACTTGTCAACGCGAGGATTACGGGCTGCTTGCGCGTCTGTAACAGGGTACATGCCTTGCATGTTCTGCGGGTGGTCCTTCTCCCAACACTCATTACAAACCTGCAAGTCGGTCGGGTGTGTCCTAATAACCAACTCTTTTAGGTCTTTGCGCTTATACCGAAACCCGCACCGATCACAATCTGCAATCGTGTACTTGCCGGAAGCAAATTTCTGTGCGGACACTGGGATTTACCCTATCGTCATGTAGCGCGGCACAAGTGAAAACGAAGCCTTCTCGCGGTCTTCCGTAGCCGCCAACTCCCACGCCTCATCATACTGCTGTTTCAAAATAGGCAGGCGGCTAGTTCCGTCCGGCACCTTTAGTGCCAAATAGTAGGCTAATCCCGCAGTCATGCACGGCAAGAACCGGAACGGCACATCCATCGTATTAACGCCATTACCTGCGTCATCAATGCGCTTCAGTCTCCAATACACGAACTGGTATGTTTGCGCAGTATCAGGGACAGGCCAAAGTGTCACAGTCGGGGTAGCCGCTTGCCTATCAATCCACGCCTGTGTTGGGCGTCCTTGGGACAGTTTGCTTGGAATACTTGAGTAGGTCGAAACACTGATGCGAGACATCGTCAAATCTGATTGCGTAGACGTGTTGCCAGCATTAGTGCGAACAACAAACTCCATCAGGTCCACGGTGTCAGATGGGAGGTCGTATGTAGCGGTTCCTGCAACAAGGGGAATAGACCCCTGCTCAATCGTCCACATATTAACGCCTCTGTTTGCCCAATCAGCAAACATTAAATTCAAACTACGGCGGGCCGTTTTAAGGTCATACCCAGTCCTCATCTCCGCACCAGCGCGTTCAAACGCCTCCTCCACCAGATCTGTGAGGTCTAGGTTAAACGTTGTGGTGCCTGATGTTGTCATTAAGTACGTCTCTTTGTAGGGGCTACGCGTCTTGGCGCTCCCGCAGGTTGCCCTAATCGTTTCTTCTGCGCTACGCGCTTACTCTTTTCGGCGGCGGTCATCTCCCCGCTAGTCTTTGGCGTTTTAGCAGACACGCGCTTTGTAGGTCGGCAATATGGGGTAGACCGCCCATCACCTTCTTTACGACCACAGGGTTTACCCGTAGATACGTCTTTCCAGTCTTCTTTGAACCAGCGCTTTAACGCCGCTCCTTTTGCGGTCTTGCGAACAGCCATTACTACCCGCCACCCTTCTTGCGGCACTTAGCGATAGCTCCACTTGCGTATGCGCTGGGGAACACTTTGTACTGGCTTTTGACCTTCTTATAGCAAGCGTCTTTAACGGACCCGCCATTTTTCATAGCCACGGGCCTTGATTTTTTAGCGCCTGCCATGCACCCCATTCCGCGTGAACCCATCATATCGTGGCCTTTATATTCCTGCCGCTGCTTTAAGCGCGGTGATTTCCGCTTCCAGCGTGCGGATATATTGGTCTCGCTCATCTAGCTTACGCATCAAAGACGAGTTCATATCCGCCCACTCAATCAAGTCACTGACTCGTTCTTTGTGGTCTTCCGCCATCATCTTATAGAGACGCTCGGAGGCTGCGATGTGGCGATCAATTAACGTCATATTCACACCATCTTACAGGCTCTAGCGCCACGCGCTTTGCCGTAGCCTTTACCAATAGAGCCGCCGGGGGCGTAACCTTTGACTTTACCGCCCATTTTGTTTTTCTCAACTTTAAAGTCGCCTACCTTGGCCAGCTCGTCAGCAGACATGCCCTTAACGTTCTTATCGCGGAAGAGCTTGGTCGGCTTCTTTTTCAAGTCTTTGTAGTCAGCCTTGTCTTGCGCCTTGCGCTCACGGTCTTTGCGACCGGCCTCATAGCCCGCTCTAGCTGATGCGGCTCCGGGACCACCGATCATACGGTTTGCTGCACTGGCCAAATCAACGATCGTATCGCTAACCCGCGAGTCAGGCATGTCCTTGGCTTTCTTTAAGTCCTTGCGGCGCTTCAGGTCGATTTCCTGCTTGCGCCCACGAGACAACTTGTCGTATGTTGTGGTTCCCATAACAGCTCCTTAGACCATGCGGCATTTTGTTTTGCCTTTGGTTGCGCAGCCATCGACTGAGCCGCCCATTTTATACTTCATCGTACCGCCAGCTTTCATGCCTTTGTGGGCACTGTCTTTCATCATCCTGCCGTCGGGCATGCGGTGCATGCCGGTAGAACCACCAGCTTTCATGCCCTTTGCGCCTTTTTTACTAGTGCAATTCATTTTAGTGTTCCTTTTTACGAAAAAGTTTTTGTACAGTCTCTGTTTCCCATATGCGGATAAGCGTCCATACGATAGTGAAAGCCGCTGCAACGGCAGGTAAGAAATCCACAAGAGTCCCTAATACAGTTACCAGCGACGCTGCGTCTACAGCGTGCTTAGTCGTTTCAGATACGTTAATAGCCATTTCAGCACTTCCAAGCTCTAAGGCTCTTGTTTATACGACTGTTCGGGTCCTTGGCGGTCTTGGAACTCGTAAGTTTCTTCTTCATTCCAGACATCCTTGCGCAGAAGGACTTTCGCCGCGCTGCGTCTTTCTCGGTCTTTGGCTTGGGCGCGGGGGCCTTCAGCCCCGGCTTCCCGGGGTTGGCTTTGTTGTAGGAGGCGCGCCCTTTGGCGTTCAAACCGCCCTTCTCGGACTTGCCCTCTTTGCGTGTCCATGCTGCTGACTTAGCCATATATAACTAGGACTGAAGCGATGCTTGTCACATCAGCATAAACGTCCGTACGAAACAAAATCCCTTCGCCGGGAAAAGTAATGTAGTCTGGGGTGGTTGACCCTACAAGGGTGTTCAGGGTAACACGCACGTCGCCCGATATGCCGCCATCACGAAGTACAACCGTACCTGCTACTGCCACACCCTCGACCACAGTTGGCACAATATAAACAGCTTTAACGCGGGTACGCCCCACACTATTACCGTTTTGATCCAGCATCAACCCGTCTGTTGTACGGACTGCACTGGCAAGAACATCAGTTTGCATAATTAGCTCCTTAAAACAATAAAACCCCGTTGTCGGGGGGGAGCTAAATTACGCGCCTGTTGATATAGACAATGTGACGTTGTCGAGCCAAATCGCGCCAGCAACGCCGGGATCAGATGTTGGGATAACGATTACGTTGGCAGTGCCAGTAGCGGTTACGTTGCCAGTAGCAGTAACAGTAGTTGCGGTAACAGGGCCAGAAAAGCCGTTTGTAGATACGACTGGGCCGGAGAATGTGGTTTGAGCCATGATATTTCCTTACAT